ACGAATATTATCAAAAAAGATTATTTTATAAGGGGGTTTTAGAACAATTAGAAAAGGAGAATAAAAAGAATGAATAATAAGTTAGTTGAAGCAAACATACAACTTGTAGATTTAACAAAAACATTAAAGAATGATATTGAAATATTAGAAAGAAGAATTAAAAATGCAAAAGAATATTGTGAAAAGAACAATATAGAAAATGTAGCAAAAATATTAGATGGTGAGGAAATTGAGTAAAAATAAAATAAAATATAAATGTTGCATTTGTGATAAAGAGGTAGATAAAAAAAGTATAACAAGATTAGTTAAACAATTATATGGATATGGTAATTACAATCAATTTGCTTATGTAAGAAAGTATGATTTTTGTGAAGAATGTTATTGGGCATTAGATGATTTGCTCTTTAAATGGAAAAGAAGACAAAAACAAGGGTATTTGATAAAAAAGAAATAAGGTGTTATAATTCTTTTAGTAAGAGTATTAAGGAAGGATTGTTATGACACATACGATAATGAATACAGCAATCACAATAATAACAAGCAGTATTTTAGGTTATTGTGTGAGTGTTATAAAAAATTATAAAAAGAAATTAAAAAATAAAGAAAACAACGAGAAAGTGCAAAATGAAGCATTGCTTACAATGATCCAAAGCAATTTAACAAACACCTTTTTTGTTTATAATGAATTAAATAAAATACCTGATTATATATTTAGAAATTGGAATAACTTATTTAATATTTATCAAAAATTAGGTGGCAATGATTATTGTCATACATTAAAACAAAAAATGGAAAAGTGGGAGATAGTTCACACTGACATTTTATAGGAGGTGTAAGTATGAAAAAAGATGAAATTGTTATGGTTCCGTTTGTAGCACATGAAAGTGCAATGAATAGAATGGAACGTGCAAATAAAAGATTATGGTTAATTATAATTATAATGTTTATAGGTATGTTAGTATATTTCTTATTACCAACTGAAACAATAGAAGAAACTACACAAAGTGCAGATGGTATAAATAGTAGTGAAATTAATCAAAATATTGGAGATAAATAATGGCGAAAGCAACTCAAACAAAGAGAAAAGTTGTAAAAAGAAATCACAGAAGAACTATTATAAGAAAAGCAAAAAGAAAAAGAAAATAATGGCTCAAGCAAGACCTAGAATTACTGAAGAATTGGAATCACTACCTAATGACAAATGGGAATATATTATAGATAATTATATTAAAAACGAAACAGATAGAATAATAGCAAAAATGTATTATTTAGATGGAATACCACAAGCAGATATAGGAGCAGAAGTAGGATATTCTAGAAGTGCTATAAAAAAGAAATTACCTAAAATATTAAATATAATTGAAAAGTACCAAAAAGTAACCAAAGACTAACCACAATGGTTAGTTTTTTTATGTAATAATGTAATTGAAAGGAGAGATACTATGACAAATTGTAGTAAAACACGTTTGTTGTATGCTCTCCTTTTGCTTTTATAAGGAGGTATTTATGTATAACAATCCGTATATTAATAGTTATAATCCAAATTTAATGCAACAAAATATAAATGACAAAATTGATAATGAAATAGCAAAGTTACAACAAATGAAAAATCATAATACAAATCAACCTGCTATTAATCAAACATTTCAATTAGCACCTAATAGTAATGGAATTAAGTTTGTAAATAGCATAGATGATGTTCAAAAAGAATTTGCTATTAGTGAAACACCATTTATTAACAAAGATTATTCCACATTATGGATTAAAAATGCTAAAGGCGAAATAAGAACATTTGAATTAAACGAAGTGATTCCAAAAGATGAAAAAGACATTTTAATAGAAAAATTACAATCACAAATAGATAACTTAAGCAATCAAATTAAGGAGATGAATTACAATGAACAACAATATGCTAAATCAAATGATGAAAGCAGGAATGAATATGAAAGTGAACAATTTGTTGAACCAACTAAAAGTTCGAAATCCTCAAATGTTTCAAGTAATAGAACAAGCAAGTCAAAATCAAAGTAATCCAATAGATTTATTAAAACAGGTTACAGGTAATTATACTCCTGAACAAATGAAAAATTTTTATAGTGTAGCTCAATATATGGGTTGCCCTAATGATGTTTTAAACGAAATACAAACTCAATTAAATTAGGTATCAACATTTTATATGTTCGATATAAATCTAGAGAAAGGAGAAAAATTTATGAATGGTAATTCAACAGGTGTAATTCCAACTTTTGATGTTTCTGGAAATAACGGAAATAACAATGGTTGGGGTGGTTCTATGGGTGAATGGATTATCGGATTAGTTGCACTAGGTATGCTAGGTAATGGTGGTTTATTTGGTGGCTTTGGTGGTGGCAATGGAATGTATGAATTTCCATGGCTATTAGCTGGTCAAAATGGAATAAACAACAATACTGACAACGGATTTGATAATTTACATTTAAGTAACCAAATAGAAGGAACTAGAGACGCAATTAACAGCATTTCAACACAATTATGTAATGGGTTTAATGGATTAAATACTAGTATATTAACTAGCATGAATGACCTTAATACTTCATTTTTAAATTGTTGCTGTGAAAATCGTCTAGGAAATTGTCAAACTCAAAACACTATTGTTAGTGAAGCTGCTGCTACAAGATTTGCCGATGCTAATAACACAAGAGATATCATAACAAGTCAAACTCAAGGCACACAAGCTATTCTTGACAAACTATGTCAATTAGAATTAGACGGTGTTAAAGCTCAAGTAGAAGCTAAAAATGATCGTATTGATGAATTAAATAGACAATTAACAATGGCTGACTTAAGAGCAAGTCAAACAGCACAAAATGCGTTTATTTCACAAGGATTTGCAAATGAAGTTGATGCACTATACAACAGATTAAGCAGCTGTCCAGTTCCAACAACTCCAGTATATGGTAGAACACCAATATTTACTTGCAACGGTGGTTGTGGATGTGGAATGAATACAACAAGTCAATTTATTTAATAGCATAGAGTTGAATACAACTACCTGATTACAGGAACTTGCTAATTTTTTAAGAGAATAGGCATAGTTCTGTTCTCTTTTATTTATATGAAAGGAGAAATGAAAATGATAGAAACAATTATTAATGAACCGTTAGCATTGCCAAGTAATGCAAGTCCTATAACTTTTGATGAAACAGATATTAGAACTAGATGTGCTACTTGTAATTGCAATGGATGGTTAGATTATTCAAATGGTAATCCTAATTTCAAGATATTTGGAAATGGTTATACAGGATATTATGATGTAGAGTTTAGTGCTTCTGTAAGTACAGCAACTGCTGGTGTTGTAGCAATAGGATTATTTCAAGATGGTGTACTAATTCCTGATACAGTAAGAGCTGTAACAATTGCAGCAGCTGATGATTATGAAACTGTATCTTTTGATAAAAAATTAAGAGTATGTCCTAGAGGAACAACAAATATAAGTGTACAAAGTGTTCCAAGTGTGCCAACACCTACTACACCAACAACACCAATTTCAACTACACAAGCAATTATAACTAATGCTACATTTAGTATAAGTAGAATTTAATGAATAATAATATAAACAATATTTCATTTTTGCTACAATTATATAGTTTGGAAATACTACTTAAAGACTATAATAACAGTGATTTGATGCAAGAATTACAAACACAAGATGAAAAGTATTTTAAGACTATAATTAAGCAAAACAATGAGATTTTAAGCCTTTTACGAAAGGAGGATAGAAATGAAAGAAAAGTTGGAAAAGAAAACTGAAGAAAGTATAAATAAAATACTAGATGAAGGGATTACTACCAATAATCTAGATCATTTGTATAAACTAACTAAAATAAATCATATAGCAAAGGAGGAAGAAAATATGAATTATGGAAATTATGGACGTAGACCTGGATACGATAGTTATGGAAACTACGGAAGATATGGAGAATATGGACGTAATGAATATGGTAGACGTGGATATGATATGAAATATCGTGGTGATGAATACATGGGAAGAATGCATGATGAATATGGCAGATATATGGAAAGCAGAGAAAGATACGGAACAGGAGAAGAAACTGACAAATCATTCCATTATATGGTAAAAGCACTTGAAGATTTTATCAAAGTACTTGAAGAAGAAGCAGAAACACCACAACAAAAACAACAACTAATGCAAGCATTACAAAATAGTATGAGATAGTATGGCATTTAAGTATTACAACGCTAATCCTTATGGAAATGATATATCAGATTGTGTAATTAGGGCTTTGGCAGTATTAACTAATAGAAGCTGGCGTGAAGTTTATGATGAATTGACTGATTTGGCTGGTGATGTTGGTTTAATGTTTGATAGAGTAGAATTCGTCGAAGATTATTTAGACGATAGATATCCTAGAGAATGCCATTACTCTAAGACAGTTGAGGAGTTTGCAAAAGAATATCCTTACGGAAAATATGCAGTAACTATGGACGGGCATATTACTGCTATAATTAATGGCACGATAGTAGATACCTTTTACCCTAATAGGATTATGAGATGTGCTTGGAAAATTGATTAAGGGCAATTTTGCCCTTTTTTATTTTTGTGTTATAATTATTATGGTGAGTGTATGAGGGTTGCTATTGATAAAAATTGTTTAGATATTGTTGATAATAGATATGAGTATATTTATTTATTTGATGATGAAAAATATGAAGATTTGATTAAACTAGGGTTACATTG